TTGGTAAAAATGCTTTAAAAGTAAACACTACAGGCACAGAAAACGTAGCAGTTGGAGCTAACGCACTTTTAGCTAACACCACAGGTGCAGGGAATACGGCACTAGGAGACAACGCATTAGATTCAAATACAACTGGTGGATATAGCGTTGCTATAGGTAATAGAGCATTACAAGCAGTTACTACACAAGGTGGCAATGTAGCTATTGGTGCTGATTCTATGTTTAGTAATACTTCAGGTGCAAGTAATGTTGCTGTAGGTTCTGATTCTTTAAAATTAAATACCTCAGGTACAAGAGGTGTAGCTATTGGTTCATTAGCACTTAGTGCAAATACAACAGGTAATGATAACGTTGCGGTAGGTAGTGGAACTTCAGGTGTATCTTTTGCTGCTTTAGCTTCTAATACAACTGGTCAATATAATACAGCTATTGGTAATAGTGCATTAGGTGCTAATACAACAGCAGATTACAACTCAGCAGTTGGCTATGCTGCTCTATTAGATAATACAACAGGTGCAAGAAATACAGCGATGGGATCTTTTTCTTTAGATGCCAATACAACTGGTAGTTTTAATACTGCTTATGGATATGCAACATTAACTGCTGCTACAACAGCAAGCAATAATACTGCACTTGGTTATGAAGCATTATTGGCAAACACTACAGGTGCATCAAATACAGCGGTCGGTTATAGAGCAGGAGACGCTGTTACTACTGGTACTGATAATACTTTTGTTGGAGATAGTGCTGGCGGTGCTAATACTACAGCAAGTGCTAATGCTGCTTTTGGATCAAATGCACTAGCATCAAACACTACAGGAGCAGGACTTGCTGCTTTTGGCAGACAAGCACTAAAATCTAACACAACAGCTAATTTTAATACTGCTATTGGTGCAGAGGCTCTTGACACTAATACCACAGGTCATTCAAATACTGCTGTCGGATACGCTGCTATGGATGCTTGTACTACAGGTAGTAATAACACTTGTATCGGTAGGAATGCTGGAGATAGTATTACTACAGGTGGACAAAATATTGTTATTTGTGCAAGGTCTTCTGATACTTCATCAGCTACCAGTGAAAATCAAATTGTTATAGGAGATAATATATCAGGTGGTGCAAATTTTCAATTTACTTTTGGTGCAAGTGGCAACATAGTTCAAAACGAATTTAATTCAGATGCAGCTTGGACTAGAACTTCTGATATTAGAAAGAAAAGAAATATTAATAATGATACTTTAGGATTATCTTTTATTAATAATTTAAAACCTGTAACTTTTCAATGGAAACCTAGTAATGAATTTCCAGAAGAATGGGCAGAATATTCAGAAGAAAACACCATGGATTTAGATGCAGTAATGCATGGCATGATTGCACAAGATGTAAAAGAAGCATTAGATAAAGAAGGAGTTGATACATTTGGAGGTTGGAAACAACGAGATGATGGAAGTCAAGTGATTTCAAGAGAAATGTTTGTAACACCTTTAATAAATGCAGTTCAAGAACTGTCTACACAAGTAGAACAATTAAAAGCCGAAATAAAAACTTTAAAAGGAGAATAAAAAATGGCACAAACAGTAAATCAATGTTTAACAGCAGGACTTGATAGCGTTACAGTTATCGACGACATTAACACTAATGGTAATAAATCAATATACGCAGGCGGTAAAACTGATATAGATGGCAACCCCGTAGCAGGAACTTGGACACAAACTGAAATAAATGAAATAGTGCAAAAAAATGTAGATCATTTAGAAACTATTTTGTTATACAAGCCAGTAGATAGTGATGATGAGACACCAAATATAGTTGATTCTACCAATAGCAAAAAAGAAACTTGCAATACAGCTGTTACTACTGGAAAAGCATATATAACAGCAAATAGCTAACATGGCTCTTTTGCCCGTCACACCGCCCGCTGGCATAGTCAAAAATGGTACTGATTATGCAAATAAAGGTCGTTGGGTTGACGGGGATTTAATACGCTTTGAAAATGGTTTTCTCAAACCCATAGGCGGTTGGTCAAAACTTATAGCAACAGCTTTAGATGGCGAGCCTATTGGTATGTATGCCTATGCAGATAATACAGGCGAATCTATTTTAGCTATAGGTACAAGACAAAAAGTATATGTTCTATATAAAAACTCCGTAATAAATATAACACCATCTGGTTTTGTAAATGATGCTGCAAATGATCCACTTGGATATGGTGCTTATCATTGGGGCGTTGAAGATTATGGTGACGCTCGTTCACAATCAGGTTTACCATTAGCATCTGGCCACTTTTCTTTTGACAACTGGGGTGAAGATTTAATATTTTGTTTTTCTGGTGATGGCAAAATTTACAAATGGAGGCCAGTTTCAGGCGGTACAGCAGATACTATAGGAACAGTTGTTACAAACGCACCTACTGGCTGTCAGGCTATTGTAGTGACTAATGAAAGGCACTTGGTAGCTATAGGATCAGGTGGAGATCCAAGAAAAATATCATGGTCCGACAGAGAAGATCGTAATACTTGGACATCAAGTCCTACTAATACAGCTGGCGATCTTCAAATACCTACAGGCGGCAGAGCCTTACTTGGTGTTAAGTATCAAAATGATGTAATAATATTTAGTGATACTGGCATCAATAGAATGTACTATACAGGATCACCATTTGTTTATGGTATTTCAACAGCAGGCTCAAACTGTAAAGCAGTTAGTAGAAGATCAGTTGTTGCTACAGGTAACTTTTTATCTTGGATGGGTGAAAACTCATTTTTTATTTATGATGGTGCAGTAAGAGAAATACAATGTGATGTGCATGATTTTGTATATGACAATCTAAATGTGCAAGGCAGAGCAGCTTGTTGGGGTGGACACAACTCAAACTTTAATGAATTATGGTGGGGTTTTCCAGTCGGTGACGCAGTATATTTACCAAACAAATATGTCATTTGGAACTACAGAGAAAATACATGGGCTATCGGATCTTTGGACAGAGGATGTTGGATTGACCAAGGCGTATTTGACTTTCCAATTGCTGGAGATTCAAGCGGTTTTATTTATCAACACGAATCTACTACATTAAATGCTTCGCCAAACTTGGGAACAAGTGTTCCATTTTGTACGACTGGCCCAATAGAACTAGGCAACGGCGATAACTATGTCCAATGCAATCAAATCATACCAGACGAAGAGGCCAATACTTTGCCTGGTGTCACAATTAGTTTTAAAGGTAAGTTTACGCCACTTGGATCAGAAACAGATTTCGGTAGTTTTACATTTGAAAATGATGGCTATACTGATGCTAGATTTACTGCAAGACAAGTGCAAATGACAGTAACAGGCGGTACAACGCAAGATTTTCAGGTAGGCAACATTAGACTCAACTTGCGTAACAGAGGCAGAAGATAATGGATTTATCCTCACAACGACAGTATTTACAAAAAGCTGATAACGCAAAGGTATATCTAACAACTAATAGTGTCACTACACTTTACACATCACCTACTGGAACTGCATTTGATTTTACTATAGTTGAATCAATATTGGTTAATAACAATACCGCTGGTCAAACCAACATCATTTTAACTTTGACTGATACATCAAGTA